TTATCAGAGTTGACCAACTGGGTCTGTGTCGGCAGTGTGCCGCTCTGGGTAGTGACCGTGATTTGTATTGTCATCTCCGCTTGAGTGGCAGGCGTCGGGTCCCCTTCGCCCACTGGAAGGAACAGATTGCACCACGCCACTAGGGGATTGATCTTCTTTGTCAGGAATGTGGTCTCCTGATTTTGGGCCGTGGCAATAAATTGCTGCAAGAAATTCCACCCTGCGCGCTTGTCCAACTGGATGAAGACCGCGGCGATAGCGCCCGGCAGAGTCCGGTTATACGCCTTGTCCAACAATGGGATCGTCTGGTTGAGCTTCGACTCCAAGGCCGAAACAATGTTATTCTTAATCTCTAAGACTGTTCTCGCTATGAGCGCCATTACATCGCCTCCCAATTGGCTGAGTACTTGAATTCTTCCCGAACCCCGTCGGCCTCGATATTGGCGAATAGGTCAACTCGGTTTCTACTCGGCAGAGTGGCTGCCACTTCGATCAAGCTGGTTGAGTCTTGCATCCAGTCGAGGTCTTTAATCATCGCGGCCTCAATCAATTTCAGGTTTCCCGATGTGGCCGGCAGTGAATCAATGATGTGCTGGGTCTCGCTCCTCAACTTGCGGGCTGGTACCGTCTCGATATGGTTCTGCCAGTACTGTTTTAGCTTATCCACCTCTTGACCACTGTCGTCTTCGTTGCCACCGAAAAAGCTGAGATAAATCGCGGTCTGAAATCCACCGGTCATCTCGGTGACCCCGAGCTCCACATTCATCTCGCCATCGTCGACGGTTTGGTATAATAGAACGTCGCCTTGTTGGTTTGAGAAGCTCATAAAGCATCCACCTTTGTTTGGGCCGCCACACAGACGACCGGGCCACCGATAGAGCTAGTGCCACCGACCAGCAATGTGCCGACGCACGCCATGATCCCGGTGTCTCCATCTCGGATAACAAAGCTTCCATCGGCCTTGACCTTAATCGCCGTTGGTAATATCGTCTGAGGCAGCAATGTTGCAATACTGCCATCAACGAAGATCGGCGCTGGATCTGTGTCATCGCTCCCACCTGAAAAAATATATGATATCGTCCCGCGGAACACGCCTGATCCCTCCACGGAAACTTTGACCGATGGGGCAACCACGATCGTAAATACACCGCCGGTTATCAATGATCCGTCGCCATGCTCAAGAGCCCCGGCCGCTGTAAAAACTTTTGTCATGGCAGCACCACCAAATTCGACCCATTAATAGAGACAGTACCATCGGCCGCCATCTCAAAAGACCCGCCATTGTTGCTTATACTCACCGTACCATCTGACCCAATCAGGACGATGACCGGCTGTGACTCAATCAATATCTCCCCGTTGGCCCGGGCCACTATCTGTGTCACCGGCGCCCCAGCCGAATCCCGCGAATAGATCCGAACATCTCCCGCAGTGGCAGTACCGGCGTTCTTGACGTCGATATAGCCTATAGCAAGATAGTTTCCGGTCTCGACCCCCTCGACCAGTCCAACAAAATCACAGTCCAATAATGGAGGGGCATCTATTCCAGCGGGCGAGAAATGCTCCACCGTCGAGTTGTCTTTTGCAGCCGCATCGGTCTTGACGTCGGTGCCGTGGTCTTCATACTCGTCATCGGCTACGACGCGCTCAAATCCTTTGACTACAGCTATTAACCCCATGGCATCACCTGTGGAATCTTACCCGAGTACGCGCCAGGGGGCACAAGGCGAAGAACCGCCGGATCAGTATCTGGATCCCGCGAGAACTCAACCGCTCGAATCAAAAACGTATACGGATCATAAATCATGGAGCCCGGCGCCTGAACTCGAATGAGTGTGTTCGGCTCCCAAAGTTTGCCAAGTGGGTCACGCCACGTCGCCAGGTTAACACGGTACTCAATGGCACTCCCAAACATCCGGCCCATTTTGGCCTCGGCCGCTGTTTTGGCGTCCGCTCCTTTTGCATCGGGGATCACAAAGTTGTGTGGCCGAATCGCGTCGAGNTGTGGATTGCGCACCGTGTAACTTGAGCCCCTGTTTCCCCTTCGCACTCTCCTGATACCGGTAATGTCTGAGAAAAAACTCTCTGGACGGATAGACGGCATGATCGAGATGAGTGGGGATCGCCCCTCCTCGAGGATTGCCACAGGCACCCCGAGATCCTTGGACTTCCAGAACTTCATATTGCTTTGTGGGGTGTCGCTGATAATCAGCCCTCGTTGACGAGCCAACCCTGCCAAGAATGGCCAAACTTTTTTAGTCGGTTCGACACGCACCCGTTTGAATGCCGGTCCTGGATCGTCCTCGAATATGACGCCAAAGCCCCATGGCTCCAACATTTTCCGGGCTATCTGCTCCAGATTCTGATCGTTGAACTCGAGCGGGTAGGAGTCAATCGGCATCGTACACCTGTTTGTGATGCCAACCTGTGAGATTCCAGGCACGGCAAAGATATTGGTCCGTACGTTGCTCGCACCTGGCACGACCATCATAAACGATCTCTGGACTAATTCGCCGCCTACGTAGATCTCCATCGTCTTCTCATCGAGCGGGACAAATGTGTCACGAAATGCTTTCGACTCCGGCTCAAACGGGGCGAAAAATGACACCTCGCCAAACTGGTCAATGTGCCGCGTCCATCGGATGCTTGTCCAGTATCGGAACCGCTGGCCGTCAATCAACACCTGTACTTCATCTGGATCGGCATCGACCGGCACAGACGGTCTTGCCAAAAATGGGATTGGCGGCAGTTTGAGCGTGAGCCCGCCCACCATCGGCTCAAAGACGCCCGGATTGGCCGCTCGTATCAGTCCGGCCTTCTGATGGTCCCCGTAGATTTTACGGGCGACTGTGTCGAAGGTGTCGCCGGATATGGTGGTGTAGGTGCTCATTTTGGTCGACGCGTTTCTGGCCACTTCTGCCAAGATTTAATAATCTCTAAAAGACCATCTCTTTGACTTCGGTATGAGGCATAATTCTGCCCGTCCAAGTGACTTTTGCACTCATCCATCTTATCCTCGATCTCACTGATCCTCAACTCGATAAACGTCACTGGAATAGCTGGTTCAGACATAATACAAAACCTCAGTCCCCCGCGGCAATTCCATCATCTCATCCCCGTTGAAATCATTCGACGACAGGAAGAAATCGTAAGACTCGTCTGACAAGTCACCATAAAGCTCAGCACACAACTCAATCGGCGCCCGGTCCCGTTCCAGCACAATCGACCGCTCCTGCTTGAGCGTAAAGCTGATCTCAATCAGTCGACCGGTGGCCAGCGCAACGGCCTGCTGCAGCTCCTGATAACCTTCACCCGTGTCCAGATTAGCTGCAGTGGAAAACGTCGAATCCCCGATCGCCTCCCAGTTCACATCTTGCCAGACCTGCATGTCGTCAGCGAGATCGAGTATCTCCTCGGCCGCCAGGATCGCATCCGGCGCCGTAGTGAACTCGTTGTTTATACTGCTCAGTATCTGCCCGACCACTGCCCCAGTCACAAACAAGTCATACAAATGAAACGTGTTTGGACTCTGTGAATCGTTACCAGGCCCGAATCCGGGGGAGCCCGGTGAACCAGGACCATCAAAAACAGGTGTCGCTATCGAGTCAGACGCGCTGAAAATATCACCAGCGAGATTCTTAAACGCATCGAGACGCGCCCGGATGTCAGCCAGTGCCAGGGCTGGGGCTCCAAGCATTTGTTTCGTTTGAAACGCCAGGGTCAACGGATCTCGGATTAGCACGTCGATCCCGCTGTTTATCGAGTCAACGATGCCGTCAAATTTCCTTTTGACGTCGTTCTGCTTGTCCGTGATGACGCGGAGAACGTTGGAGGCCCGTTTTACCAACGCGTCGTATTTGTCCTTGAATGAGGCAACTTCTAGGGCTGAGTCAAGGTCCAGCTGGGCGTCGAGTAGTGCCGCGCTTGCCGCGTTAAAGGCCGCTATGGTCGAGAGTATTGCCGCTGCCGGGTCTAGTTGTGCAGTGGGCCAGACAACTCCGATGGTATTAAAGAAAGTCAGTTCGAACATGGCCATATTGGCGCCGTTTACAAGACGGTCTGTTCTTCTCCATTTTCCGAGTGGGATAACATCAAGCGGGCCATCAATCGGGTGTCCGAGTCGGCCAACTCCCCCGCTTTCCAGCCCCTTGGCAAATGCTTTTGCCTGAAGATGGTATGTTGGCCCGGAAAACCACATCCGCATCGGGTAACGCCTGGAACTCGCCCCACGGGGTTTAACATAGGTTCCAGTGGCGTCCGCGAATTCGTAGGCTGTGCCCTTGTTATTCCCCTCGATCCGAAGATCTTCAAAATCGTATGTGAGAGTACCGATTCCCGGTGGGACATTCGGCGGGGTGTAGGTGCCTGGCAGTAGGGCATCAAGCCACGCCGGTCTGACGGTTGACTCTACCAGGCCAAGGGCTGCGCTTTTTAAGTCGTCAACGAATCCCATTAGAAATCCCCCGTTGCTGCCCCAGCCGCTGCGATGGCTTCCTTGAGATTTATACCAAATGCCAACTTGCTATCTGTATCTGCCTTGAGCCCCTCCGCCAGACTGATATTGAGATTCGACTCGCTCCGCTCAACACTAGTCGAGCTGTTCTCTGTCACTTGGCGCTGCTGCGGGCTTACCATC